TAGTAGTAGGACTCCGCAAGAATAAAGTCTCACAAGAATCTATAGGTTAAAGCTACATATATAAATATATTGCAATGGCAATATATTTATATATGTTGTTAGTAGCAAAGCAGAAATGTTAGCGAAGCAAGCTGGGTTTTTAGGACTATACTATACTTAACAAGCTCATAAAACTAAATGTCTACTACTTAATAAAACTTATAGGTTAACTAAATATCTTATGAAATCTATTATATAATTATACTACACTAAACTATATAGACTAACTTCTTACTTACCTATACTTAACATACTACATACCTATTTGATATTTACACTAATGGTTCTAATAAATCAGTTACACCTTTAACTTAACTAGTTTTTCTCTTGGCAGGACAAAAAAAAGACAGTATAATGATTGAGATTATCATAACAATTACTAATACAATAAGTATAAACCAGTTCCCAGAAAATATCCCAGTTAACCATTCCCAAACTTTTTTAAACTGGCATGAAATACCACACTCTGGTGCTCCATCGGAAAATACCTGGCTTTCTAGTGCCCTCTCATCACCAATCCTTTCAAGATGAGGTGATGATGCCCTTAAACCCTTTGTAGAACAATGATTCTCATGACAGCATCTAAATTTTGAGCCACTATGACCACCTCTCCCTTGTACCTTAACAGTATTTTGTCCTCTTAGTAGCCTAACTGCTTTCCCTCCATAACAGATTGCATCATCACATGCCTTTATAGTTGTTAAAAAGTCTGAGCATTCTGTAAGTGAGATGCTGCATGTTATTGTGAAACCTACACCTGATCCCCATGATCCTTCAATACTGCTTATCACACTTTCCACTGAACAAGGATTTTCTGATAACTCCTCGAAGTCAAGGTCTTTAGTGACAACTATGTTTATATGATCTTTATATATGCTATCAGGGTCTTCCCAGGACATTGTCGACAGGGATAACTTAACATTTGACATGTTCACTGATAAGAAAGAATCCTTGGTTGCCATCATCTTCTTAAACCCCGGGACCTGGTTTCCTTGGTAACTGCAAACAGGCATTGTAGCAAACCGGCACACCCTATTAATTGTTCCTTCGTAGCTAGGGCAATTTATCTTGTCCTGTACTGACATTATATCCCCTGGATCACCTAATTTACAATTGCTCACACACCATTGTTTCATGATAAGTGCCCCAGCATCTAAAGGTCCCAAGAAAACAAGTGTATCAGATGCAACAATATTGCTGACAGTTCCTACTAAACATGCCTTGAAATGTTTTCCTGTAACACAATCATTTCCCTCAACTTCTTTACATTGTTTTTCGGTTCCCAACTGATAACAAATATACCTACTGTATTTTATATTGATGATTTTATAGACACTAGCTTTGGGCGTAAGTTTATCAAGATACATACCACATGCTGTACACCCTGTTGAAATACCAGGGCAAGTAGGAGGGTTACATGACCAACTTGATTGATATTCATAATCCACTTCATGTGAACAATAAGCCTCCTGCCATGGGTATTTGTAAGCTTTACATGCACCATAACAATGGAAAACTGATTTTAAGTTCACCTCAGCATCCATCCAATGCCCTAATGTCTGAACCACAGCTGTTATTTTTTGTGTATCAATTGTAACAGTGAAGGGTATAGTATGCTCCTTAGCTTGGGGACTTTGCAACAACCGTTTATGGATAAAAGTTGAGCCTGACACCAGGGCAAAGTCTAATTCATAGTCCAACTCCATGGGAACTGAACCCACACCGTGAGCAGTATCTGACCATCCAGGGTCAACAGTCATTTTTTGAGCTGACACGGCCCACACCAAGGACTCGATGATGATTAGGACTGTCCAGATAGTGAATATAAAGCACCTGTTTTTGTACCGGAATGTTCCTAGCTTTCTATACAGTAATGTCCCATGCGTGGGGGTTGATGCAACATTTTGTCTTATTTTAGTTATAAACCTATCAATCAATGGACATATCTTAAAGTGCTCTGTTGCAATTATGGAAGAACTTCCAATCTCTTTAAGGCAGTATGGACATTTTCCTTTAGAACAATTTTCTTCATGACTAGTTAGCTCTTCCTTCGAACAGCAATCAGTTTTGCAATAGCTACAGGTAGTACTACCAATGGTATGCTGAAATTCATCCTTTAATTTTTTCAGTATATTTTCAAATCTTGACTGGCCGGTATGTTTGTTCATTAGTATCAATATAAGCCTTAGTACTTGTATAACCAGGTATGATACTAAGGGTATCAGAAGCCATCCAAAACAAAAGGTTATTAATAACAGCAATGTGGCCCAACCGTGAAATCCAGTTACACATAGCTCAACTGCAAGCGGGTGAGCAATTGTTGGCAATAGGGATAAAGCACTTGTTATTGTATAAATGCACTGACCTATGACAAGAGTGTTGGTTTTTATTACTTTCTTTTGGCCATTACAGTAAATTACTAGGTCCTGGTCTACTCTCTGGCATATAAAGCTTATCTGGTCTTCAAGATGTTTATATCTGTGCAATTTTCCAATCAAGCATGTATCTGAAGATATGTTAAATATCCCTGTAGATGAGAATGCTTCACAGCTTGCCCCTGGTCCTGACAAAGTACAGAAAACTTTACACGGTTCCATTTTTTCTATATAACCCGGTATATTAATCATTCCTTGCCATACAAGAGGTAGTAGTTTCATATCACATGATGAATGATCAGTGTTTGGTATGATACCCTTAGCTAACACCACTGTGAAATCATCACCAGATTTTTTTGTATTCATATACAATGATGTATACAGTATATCTCCAGAGTAGCAAACCCCACTGAACTTATCTGTACTCTTTAGGCTAAAGTTCAGTGGTCCTGCAACATTCAAAATGCCATGACCATCAGTATACCTATCATGGTCTTCTCCATGGCTAAACTTTATGATTTTACTCATTATTTCCCCTGTTATGGCATCTTTATGACCGGGGACATTGATCATCTGAGAGTAACCTTTTATAAAGCATGAATAATATCCAGCCATATTAACTGGACTACATGTATTCCCTGTAATTTCACTCTGAAATGCTGTCACAAGCTGTGGCAAGTTTTTTTCTGCCTTTGACTGCTTTGTAGTAATAAGAAAACATGTGGTACTTAATTCTGCTCTCTCTGATTCAGGTGGTGGGCTAGTTACCCCATAATATGGTTGAAAACAGTTTCCAGCAACTAATATCCCATGAGGGCAAAAAATTCTCTCAAAGATGAGGTCAATTTTGGTTGATTTCCATGTAAGCAGACAGGTCCTGATATTCATACATATTTGATGGGGGATGATCACATGCAATGCAGGCATACAGTGTGTTAAATTACACGAATACTCAAGGCACATGAGCCCCCTTCTATTCTGGGAAATAGATGTTATGTCATTATGTTGGATATTACAAATACCAATTGCCCCTGCATCCTTTTCTTTCTCCTCATAAGTGTTTTGATCTGCATTTGTTCCTGCAGCCACAGATGATTTCCTCTCCCACCATTTCATCTTTACTGATGTAACTTGCTTCCTTACAAGATTGAACTCAAACGGACAACTTGTTTCCACAGGAACAATCAAGTCTGAGGCCTCAGTTATAGAGGGGAGATCAACAGCCCCATACCCAAACCCAGTTTCAAATCTGGTGTCATGTGGGCATGTGAACTTGATTTCCAATAGTGATTTTTGATCTGTGAACCCCAGGATGAGCATCCATAGGATTAGTCTCATTCTCGCGGAGCCTACTACTA